CCTGAGAAATTCCCGCGCTTGCTATAGATTTCGTAAGTAATTTTCATGTCTTAAGCCACACTTTCTTCACGCTTTAAGTTAATCGCCATGTATTCGTCAAACGCTTCATCTGAGAAATAGACCCAGCCTTTGCCCTCCTCGTAAAGGTAGGCGTATTCCTCGCCTTGGTTGAAATTGTCCAGCCAATCTTGAACACCTGTAAAGGTGCGGGCTGGTTCTTGTGGTTTATAGTGTGCATCCATGTACACACCGCCTTTGGTTTGCTCTAGTGTCTCCATGAGTGAGGAGAATCCACCTAGGGCGATTAGTGCCTCTGCCTGTGCCTTGCTGTTGTAGTTGTCAATCAAGCCTAGACCTACCCCCGCAGGGTATCCGTCCCAATGGCAGTAAATCGCTGTGACTGTGCCATCTTCTGACTTAATACCTATCGTGCTTCTTGTTGCCATTCTTTTTTCTCCTGTCTTAATACACAAGGGGAACTTTTCCCGCTGTGGTCTTGCTTGGTGTAAGTGAATCATCTACCGCATCGCGTGTCACGCTTTCGCGGTGTGATGTTGCTCACACTCGTGCCCCCTGTGAGTCATGAACTCGCGCCGACTTATCGGGCAGGGGGCGGGAGGCTTACGCCTCCTTGAACACCTCCTCGCATTGGTTGCATGTCACGCCTGACTCAAGGACACCGCGAGAAAGTCGGATTACATTCTCACATTCGCACATTGCCTTGATTAGGTTGGTGTTTCTGCCTTTCTTCTTCGCCTGTTCTCCGCCTAGGGCGGTTAGGTCGAACGCGTTCGTTAGAATGGTTAGGGCTTTCTTCCAGCGCTTAGCGCCTAACTCGGTTAACTCGGTTGCAGCGTGTCCCTTGCCCTTGATTTCGATGGTCTTAAGACCTAACGCCTCGGCTTGTGTCTTAAATTTGGCATTGTGATACTGGTTGCTTGAGCAATCTTCGATGCCGTTCATGTGATTCATTGAGTGCGCCACCTCATGCAACAAGGTGCTCAATAGTTCTTCTGGTGTCGTGAAATGCTCAAGATTGAACGCGATTTCTGAGAAAGATTCTTCTCCCGTTGTCCATGGTGTGAACGGGGTGAAATGTCCCTTTCTGCCCTTGAGGTCGCGGGTCACTAGCAGAGTGGCGCGGGGTGCCCCTGTCTCCTCCTTGATGATTTCGTGAGCCTGTTCTAGTGCGCGGGTAATTGTTGAGAGTGCCTCCGCCTTGCTTGCCTTGCCTGTCTTAATTGCTGTTGTTGCTGTCATGGTCTTATCTCCTGTCATGTCTTGAGCCCGATTTGAACTCATAGGAGATTTCTACACCATCGCCCGCCATGCCCTCAACATTTGAGGGGTGTGTGACTGGTCACACTTTCTGAGCGTGAGGGGAATGACTGGTCATCTCACATAGTGAGACGGCAAGCGTGAGCGTGAGCAAGCAAGCGGGCAAGCATGCGGGGGGAGCGCGGGGGATAAGGGGGAGCGATTAGCAGAGTGAAAGCCCTCGCCTGTCCTAGCCCTGTTCGCATTGCAATGCATCACCGCTAAGCCCTGTCTGCCTAGCCTTGCAAGTAAGTGAGTGAGCGTGCATGCTTCACCCCAGGATTGTTAAATCCGTGCTGTGTATGTGTATGTGTATCTACCCACATAACTTTGATAGTTCTGGGGTCACATAAGCCTCTGACCAGCACTTTTGCCGCAGGCAAAAATATATTAAAAATACTTTGGACAAAAGTGTCCGCTAAGGACCTTTTGGACACCTATAGTATAGTGAGAGGCGAAATTATCGGAGCCTCTCTACACACTAGCAGCGACCCTTGGGGTCGCACCCTAAAAGAAGCCCTAACCTTCGGCTTCGTTTAGACTACGCCTTCGGTTAGGAGATAAGCCCGAAACTTCCATATTTGCGTTTCGGTATGCCTATGGACAGAAAAAGAGTTACAGCAGCAAGCCATAAGAGCGATGCCATCAAAAGGCAAATTATCGAATTTCTAATGGAGGGGTACTCTGTCCAACGGGCGATGGATGCCGTAGGACGAAGTGTTAAGACCTATGAATACTACCGTAAGGTTGACCAGGAGTTCTCAACCCAGGTAGATAAAGTCCGTAGTATGACCGCCCGTGGCGAAATCAACGGGGCTAGAGGGGAAGTACCACCCTTCCCTGAATTCTCAGAAAAATTTTTAGGCACTCAGGTGTTCAAGCATCAGGAGCATTGGATTGATTTATTGGAGGGTAGAGAACCTTCGGATGTCCATCCTTCCATTACCCATGAACCTGGGTCCCCTGATTTAATTATTATCAATACCCCACCAGAACACGCAAAGTCCACGACCATTACGGTCAACTATGCTGTCTATCGGATTTGCCAGAACCCTAATATCAGAATCATGGTTGTGTCTAAGACACAGGCTATGGCACAAAAATTCCTGTTATCCATCAAAAACAGACTGACACATCCTAAGTACCAGGACCTCCAATTAACCTTTGGACCTCCAGGCGGTTTTCAAAAAGGGTCTGATTCATGGAAACAGGATTTAATTTATCTATCCTCTGAGTCTCGCGACTCTGGCGAAAAGGACCCTACGGTCCAGGCTATCGGTATCCGTGGTCATATCTACGGCGCTCGTGCTGACTTAATCATCATGGACGACTGTGTTGACCATACCAACGCCCATGAATACGAGCGACAGATTGACTGGATTCAGTCGGAAGTTATGTCCCGTATTGACAACGATGGTGGTCGCCTACTGGTTATTGGTACCCGCCTTCGTCCCAAGGACTTGTACTCTGAACTGCGTGATGAAGCACGCTACCCAGATGAGACTTCCCCATGGACATACTTTGCACAACCTGCAGTTTTAGAATTTGACGAGGACCCTGAGAAATGGGTAACCCTCTGGGCTAAAACCAACATACCACCCGTATCTGGTAACGGAGAACCTGACGAGAACGGGCTGTATGACAAATGGACTGGACCTTCCTTAAACAAGAAACGCAGTCGCATCTCCCCAAATCTTTGGGCAATGGTTTATCAGCAACAGCAAGTCCATGAAGATGCAGCATTTCCTACCACAGCCGTTAAGGGTGTTATCAATGGCGCTCGTAACTTTGGAATTATTCCAAGGGGTAAGAACGGTGTGCGTTACAACGGTATGGATGGATTGATTGTTGTAGCAGGACTAGACCCAGCAGGCTCTGGTTATACCGCTGCCGTCTGTCTTGCTATAGATGTATCTACACAGAAGCGTTATCTTCTGGATGTATCTAACAAGGCTGCAATGAAGCCAGATGAGATTCGTGAACTCATTAAGGGTTGGACGGACAAATATAAAATTTCTGAGTGGCGTGTTGAGAAAAATGCTTTCCAAACGATGTTGACTCAGGACCGTGAGGTACGGGAATACCTGTCGTCACGGGGTGCAATTTTACGCGAACATCATACGGGTCAAAATAAATGGGACACCAACTTCGGAGTTGCATCCCTGACGACCCTCTTTTACGGATGGGAAGATGGCAAGGCTCTGATTGAGTTTCCATCTACGCATGCATCAGAAGGTCTTAAGACACTCATCGAACAACTGGTCACCTGGTATCCAGATGCACCTAAGTCACAAAAGACAGATACCGTCATGGCTTTCTGGTTTGCTGAACTTGGTGTGCGTGACCGTCTAGCAAGTGCTACAAATTTTTTCAAGTCACACAATCGTATGAATATGTTTCATACAAAGTATGACGAATCAAGACAAATAACCGTTAATTTAAATGACTACAACTATTCATAGAACTGGAGGTGGGTGCGATTCTAACTGTAGATGAAATTAAGAATAACTTCCTCATTATCAAACAAGCATTTGCTGACCGCGATAGTCGCATGGAAGATGTCCTCCTAGTTCGTAAAGGTCGCATGCGCGATGTGTACCCTGACTTATTCCCAGATGGTCCTTTCGAGAACCCAATCGTGGCAAACATGGTGGACATTTCAGCGCGTGACTTATCAGAAGTCATTGCTCCTATGCCTGCGTTTAACTGCAACTCACCTACTATGGTTTCTGAGAAGGAACGCAAGAAGGCTGATAAGCGCGAGGAGATTGTCAACGGCATTGTTGACTTCTCCGATATTCAAACTCAGATGTTTACAGCGGCAGACCGCTATGTAACCTACGGATTCGTACCTGCACAGGTAGAGTATGACCTAGAAGCACAGATGCCACGCATCCGTTTCTTAGATTCATACGGTTCATACCCAATGATTGACCGCTTTGGTCGAGTTCAGTACTTCTACCAACGCATTGAGAAGCCAGTATCAGAGTTAATGGCTGCATATCCAGAGTATGCCCACATTATTTTTGACAAAGATGAGAACACAACAACCTCTGTACTTGAGATTGTTCGTTATCATGACAAAGACCAGGATGTTTTGTTCATCCCATCACGCAACAACCTTGTTATTGACCGTTCAAAGAACGCATTAGGTGAGGTTATGGTTCGTGTTGTACAGCGACCATCACTTGACTCACAATCACGCGGACAGTTTGATGATGTTCTAGCAATTCAAGTAGCAAAAGCACGCTATGCGTTGCTTTCTCTTGAGGCTGCGACTAAGGCAGTACAGGCACCTATCGTTGTGCCACGCGATGTTAGCGATTTAGCACTTGGTCCAGATGCAGTTATCCAAACTGAGCGCCCACAAGATGTACGCCGTGTATCTATTGAGATTCCTGGCGGAACTTTTGCACAGCAACAGGTA